ACCGTGTGCCTCTTGGCAGTGATTCTGTTTTCTTAGGCATCAAATTCCTCACACCAATCTTTCAAACCAACCTTGCCACCTGACCACTTGTAGACTTCCATCATCTTTTGACCGGACGGCGGTGTGCGCCGGTATATCCAGTTGTTTACAGTTGCCCTGGTTACATTCAGATGACGCGCTAGTTCGCTCTGTGTCATCCCTCGTTTCATCATATGTTCTGCCAGTTTCAAGTGACTCTCCTACAAATAGAAATTAACAATATGTCAATCTGTATAAAATAATTGTTGACAGGTCAATGACTATTTCGTAATTAAAGTTATCAAGCCAATCACGGCACCCAAGGAGTTAGGGAATGACAGACTTATTAGATAAGATGAAATCGGTAGGTGTTTACCATTTCAGTCCAAGCCAGTTAAATCGTCCATTGGCGAACTGGATGTTCGATTACGTTTACCTATCAAAAGATAAACGCCGCGAGATTATCGTTGGCGAGAATGCCGCATTTGGTACAGCAGTGCATCAGGTTATTCAAGCAGCCGTGTGTCACGGTCAGGATATTGATGAGGCTGTAGAAGAGGCATTGACCGGCTATGATTTTCATCCGGCTAATTCATCACAAGACAAGCGCGACAAGTTCCGCGAACTAATACCAGACGCCTCTAGCGTTGGCATCGACTTACTATCTCCCTTATTTAGTGGCGCACAAGAAGAGCGCAAAATCGAGTTGATGCTAGATGGCGTACTGGTACCCATTATGGGTTTTGTTGACCTGTTCAAAGATGGGTCACTGGCTGAGATAAAGACCAAAGCACCGCGTCAGGGTCAGGTTAAGAAGGACGACACAAGAAGCTGGACTAAGGCATCATTGCCTAAAGAGCCAGCGTGGGAGCATATCCTGCAAGCGGCAGTCTATTGGAAGGCCACTGGTGCCACACCAAACATTGCCTATGTGTCATCGGTTGAGGGTGTCATATACAACCCAGATAACTGCGAGAAGATGTCTGAGGATGTACTGAACTTTGCGATTGAAGAAATCAGACGCAAGGCAATCACACGGCAAAACCTATTAGCGGTCAGCACTGACCCGAAAACATTAGCGGGTCTGATGGAGCCGGACTTTAATCATCCGTTCTATTGGAGCCACCAGTTCGTAAGTGAAGCAAAGGAGTTATGGAGCAATGTCTAACGTATGGAACACATTGAGTGCTATTGATTGTTCAAAGCACGTTGAGAAGAAAAACGGATTCACCTACCTGTCGTGGGCGTGGGCTTGGAGCATTCTAAAGCAGCATTATCCGACAGCGCAGTACACCAAGCATCTGTTTCAAGTGAATGGCAATAACCTGCCTTATATGATGGATGCAGATGGAAATGCCTATGTGACCGTTACTATCAAGATTATGCCGGAGAACAATGCTGATAGCATCACGGCCCTGGAATCAGCTACAGAGATTATGCCTGTGCTGAACCACGCTAACCGGCCTATCAAGAACCCTAACAGCTTTGAGGTGAACGCTTCACTGCAACGCTGTATGGTAAAGGCAATCGCGGCTCTTGGCCTTGGTTGCTACATCTATGCTGGTGAGGATATGCCGATGGAATCCCCAACGGCTATGGCTGAGTCTCCGAATATTAAGTCAGATACACCAGCACCAAAGAAGATTGCGTCACCTCTCACTGTAGAGCAGGAGATTGCATTGGCTCCCGATGTTGAATCACTGAAAAAACTGTATAGCCGTTTGGGGCCAGCGGCAGGACAGCACAATAGTGCATTTACAAAACGTAAGAAGGAGTTAGCAGCTAATGGCTGATTACGACAACAATTTGAGGGGCGTACTGTTCCCGAATGACAAGGGTGATAACCCGAAGCGTCCTGATATGACAGGCAGTATGGAGATTGACGGCACCAAGTACCGCATCTCTGCTTGGAACAAAACCAGTCAGAAGGGCAACGACTTCTTGTCCTTTGTGGTTGAAGAGGATGATGGTAGCCGCAAGGCAGCACCAGCAAACAACGGTGCAAGCAACCAGATGGATGACGCTATTCCGTTTTAGTGTCTAACCTAGATAGGCTGGCGGTTCACACCTCGTCCGTCAGCCTATCGCCTCAACAAAGGGAAGCTATGTGGAAGAGAAAAAAACCTAAGAACATTGTCAGTTCAAGAATGAGCAAGTGCAGTTTCTGTGACAAAGAGTTCGATTGGATGACCACACCCGCCATAGTTAATGGAGCGAAAAAGGAGTTTTGTGGATATGAATGTTTTAGTAAGAATTTTGAAAACGCTGTTCGGCACGACTACGGAACAGACTTCGACAGCCTCTGACATTGATAAGATTATCAGTGCAACTACAGAGGTGACAGGCGTCACACGCATTCAGATGCTGTCTAAGCGCAGGGTAAAGGAATATGTCCAAGCTAGACATCTTGCTATGTATATGGCTCGTGAGATGACCACGATGAGTTTGCCAGAGATAGGAAGAGAAATGCAGCGTGACCATACGACTGTCTGGTACGCCGCTGAGAAGCTGGCAAAGCGCGGTAGAGGCGCAACAAAGCTGAACAGAGACATAGCTAAAATTAAACAGCTTGTAGCTTAATGAGCAGCAAACCAATCACGATAGCAGTCTACCCTGATGGACTGCTTATCACTATTGATGGTAAAAGTTACCTCAAGACAATGACCGCCAAGCAGAAGCTGTCTATGGCAAAGGAAATAATTAGTCGAGTTGTGAGTGATTCGGGGGATGAATGTCTAGAACTAGACACGTTGCAGTCAGAACTATTGGACACACAGTTGCAGGACAAATCGGAGAACACATAGCAGCCGCATCCATTCTACAGCAAGGATGGGGAGTTGCTATGGCTATGCAGGATTCAGTTGACCTTGTGGCTTGGAACAAGGAGACAGGCCAGCGTCTTCTTATACAGGTTAAATCTGCACAGATAAGTCGCGGAGATAAAAACAGATTAGAGTTCCAGCTAGGTCTGGGCAAAAATAAACGCTTACCAATACGCTATGATTTTGACATAATAGCACTTGTCTCATCAGAGCAACGAGCAGTGTACTTTATGCCTGTCACTGCTATCAGACAAAAGAAGATGAACAAGCAGCCTTCGTTCTTTGAGAACTCAGAGCTAGAGGCTGAATCTTGGCTCAAATCAGTAGAGGATTTAAGATATGAACTTACCTAACAGACGCCCTTGCGTAACAACAGACATTGGTGCAGGTCTAGCAGTAACAGTTAGCTTTCACCCGCAAACAGGCGAGGCTGTTGAGGTATTTATGACAGGCCGTGGCAAGGCTAGTGAGAACTCACTTACAGAAGCTCTGTACCAGCTTGGCGTTACTGCGTCTAAGCTAATGCAGGGAGAACACGAGGATGAAAATGAAACTCGACAAACTGCGTGATGAAATAGTTGCTGATGAGGGGTGCGAGTTCAAGCTGTATCTCGACCACTTAGCACTTAAAACTTTCGGAATCGGTCACTTAGTTACTGAAGATGACCCAGAGCATAAGATGGCGATTGGCGAACCTGTCAGCAAAGACAGAGTTCATCAGGCGTTTAATCTGGACATCCTGGTGACGATTGAAGACTGCCGCCGGTTGTACGATGACTTCGATGAACTGCCGGAAGAGTGCCAGCATATTGTAGCTAATATGATGTTCAATCTTGGCTACCCTCGCCTGTCTCGCTTTGTCGGTATGAAGGCTGGTGTCGATGCTCGTAACTGGCATAAGGCAGCGGATGAAATGGTTGACAGCAAATGGTATACTCAGGTTCCGAATCGCGCAAAGCGATTAGTTGAACGTATGAGAGACCTAGCTAATGAGCCAGAAACTACTTGAATATAAGATAATTCCACGCTGTATGATGCTTGCATTTACCATAATGGCTTGGAACGTATGCGATTGGTTTATGAGCCTTGGCGTAGCAGCAACGACACAACAAACGGCATTTGTTAGCACCATAGTCGGCGCGGCTACTGGTGCTTTTGCTGTCTGGTGTGGGAGTGAATCAAAATGAAACAAACAGCTACAAAATTAAACGAGGCAAGTGAAATCACTATTCCTCTACGAAACCTTATAAGTATGATTGCTTTTACGGCTGTCAGCGTTTGGGTTTATTTTGGGCTGACTGAGCGCATCAGCTTTCTTGAGCATAACCTTGAGTTAACGATGCAAGAAGTGGAGGAGAATGACGATTGGATTGACAGCTTTGAACCACCTAAAAGCGTTCAAGATACTGTTTCCAGAGTCCACGACTTAGAAATAGAAATAGCAAAACTTAAACTTATGTTAGAGGCAAAGTAATGTTGCAAGCACTAATCGGCCCAGCCACTGATTTAATCGGCAAATTTGTCGAGGACAAAGACCAGAAAAACAAGCTGGCTCACGAGATAGCTACAATGGCTGAACGACACGCTCAAGAGCTTGCCAAGGGTCAGTTGGCTATCAATGCAGAAGAGGCAAAGTCACGGAACATCTTTGTGGCGGGTTGGCGGCCTAGTGTGGGCTGGTGCTGTAGCCTGGCTCTATTCGCTCACTTCTTAGTCTTTCCGACTATGGATGTAGTAACTGCTTATATGGGCGTTGAGCCAGTATCTTACCCTCAGTTTGATATGGATAGCTTGATGACTGTCTTGCTTGGCCTTCTTGGGCTTGGTGGTATGCGTAGCTATGAAAAGGCTAAGGGTGTGGCTAAGTGATAGAAGACCACCAGAACGAGCGCGGTCACTGTCCACGCTGCGGTAACAGGCTTAGAACGGTATATGTTCACGGACACACGCAATGCTTTGAGTGTGACCAGGTGATTGATGATTGCTGTCAGGGAGAAGTGTGTGATGCAGACGAAATCACGCAGACAAAAACGTAAGCCAAACAATAGACCAGAAGATAGCGGAGATAATTACTCTGCTTACAGCAAGGCGTTCTGGACACCGCAAAAGTTCGGTGCAGCGTCTGAGGTACGGTCTATCAGCGTGGAAGATTACCTCAAAGAAAAACCCCCCAGCCGAAACTGAGGGGCAATGGT